ACATCATTGATGCGAGATAGGTAAGAAACATCTTTCCCGAACCCGCGCATTATTCCACTTGAGACAGCAGCGGCCTTGCCGAGGTCTGCCTGCGCCGCTTCCGCCAGCCGGATCGCCGGAGTAAGTGCGGTTATTGCCTGCTTTGCGGAAAAACCCTTGGAGGTGAACTCTCCTAAAGCGATAGCCGCGTCTTTCGTGGTCTTGGAAGTTGCAGCTCCTGCCGCCTTGGCGGCCTCACCCATTGCCGTGAACTCTTGGCTTGTTTCGTCAAGAATTCCGGCGTATGACGATGCCACGCGCAAAGCGTCGTCATACGATGTTGTTGTATTAACAGCTTTAATTGCCTGAGAAATGACCTTTGAAACGGACACGTAAGCCGCGCCGACAGCAAGGGCTTTTTTCACAAGGCCGCCGGTTGATCTGGCAAGGCGGTCAGTAGCCGCCGCCCCTCGCCGGGAGGCTTGCTCATACTGCCTGATTCCCCGGACTGAGCCGGAGGCATCTATGTCAAGTTGAATGACGGGCATTACGGCCTGAAACGGAAGAACGCGCTCTGAAAACCGAGTTCATCATTGTTTTGAGCTTTGAACGTGCAGCCGATAAATCCCTCGCCATCGTCATCCTTGTACGTGGCCTTGACAGTATTGGACGGAATATTAATTGCATATCCAATATCATCAGACGGCGGAAGAATAAACAGCAGGCCGATGACCACGTTGGCTGCCGAAGCGATAAAGAGGTCAGAATCTTCAAACGCCACGTCCGCTTCTGTAGTAACGTCGATATTTTTCAGGACGTTGCCGCATGAACCGCCAGCCACGCCTATCCGCTCTTTATCCTTGGTGCCACGGGCAAAGGTGATCGTGGCTGATGCCACTGCGCAGCGGCCCGTCTGATTGATCCCGTTGATGTAAACCTTGAGGTCTTCGACTGACGTGACCACAGTCGGGTGAGCTTCCGGGTAAACATAGGTTTCGCCGGGAAATTTGGCCCCGCCGGTCTTGATTTCGGCGTTGCCGGAGCCGGTCAGGGTATAGGTCACGCGCACGTCGTCTTTGACTGCGAAGCCAAATTTTGTTTCGGTCACGTCAGCCGCCTGAAAGTAATGGGCGGATTGGTCAGTAGTGTCTGTGTAGTCCGCCTTGACATGCAAACGCAGGCGGGTCAGACCCTCCTTGACGAATTCAGAGGCCATCTCCCAGCTCGCTGTGAGCGATGCCGGAAACGTGGTGTCCGGTGCAGGCTCCAAAGCCCAGACGTTGGTTGCCGGGCCAGTCTGCGTGGCCTCACAGAAGAAAGTCACGCCGCTTGTTGAATTGCGGATGCGCACCACCCAACCGTCGGCCAGATTGACCGGCTGCACGCCGGAAAGCGTGGTCAGGTCGAGCAGGCCAGTGGCCACGGTGTAGGTCGCGCCGTCCAGAGAAACCTTGTGCGAAGCTGCGGCAATGGTTTTCCAAGTTTCGTTGGCATGAATAGCAGCCCGCAGCAGATAGTCATCCGCTGCGGAACCATCAAGATACGCTTGCCATTTAAATTCGCCGAGTGCACCAGAAGTCTTATAGCCGGTGATGGAGGCAGGGCCAGCGGTGCCTGATTGCTTGCGGGATTCAGCTTCTTTTTGGTCTGCTTCGGCCTGTAAAGAAAATGAACCCTCTTTCGGCGCAACCACGATGAATTCTGCGTCGTCATGAACTGTGTCCGATGTCGCCGGGCAGAATGAGTATATATTTGCAGCGGTAGTGGACATTTTTATTCCTCACATTCGTGATATTCATACTTTTTGCGGACAATTCGCGCCAGCCAGATTGGTTGTTCAGGCCCGGTCTCGACCCACGGCGGGTGTTTTTCGCAGCGCAATCCGCCGTCCTTCCAGCTTTTCAGCAATTCCAGCAGCTCCGCAGCCAGATTCCCGGCTCGCACCGAACCGGAGAAGCGCGGCACAAACACGGTGATCATGATCAGGCCCGCTGAGACAACCTTGGTTGTACCGACTCCGGCCCAGTCCGCAGCCACAGGAAAGACCTGCACCCGGATGAATGCCTGCCCGTCTGTCCGGTTGAAAATCTCGTTTGGCCACTCGACAGGGGTCTGCCAGCCAGCCAGCCTGACCTTGAGCTTGCCGATGATCACGTCCTCGGTCACGGTATCACCTGCTGGTTGAAGACTGCGACTATCCGGTTGAGCTTGGTTTCCAGCCGGACTTGCGCAGGAAAAACCATAGGTTGAGCGTACATGTATTCCGTCCCGTGCTCGATATACCCGGCGTAAGCTGTGTTATTGAAAAATGACAAATAGCTGTCGAATCTCACAAGGCTCATATTCGGCGGCGGTGGTTCCGGGTAGGTTTTACCCTTCTCTGGGTGCAGCTCGCCGTCTGGCGGCTGCATGTCAACTGCCAGCAGCCAGTTTCCTTTCAGAAATCCGAATTCCACAGGGCTGTGATCAGTCAGGTCGGTATATGTATCCAATCCGATCTTGCGCACGATCTTGGTCGCCTGCGGCTTGATCTTGCCGTTCAGGATCGCGTTCATCTGCTGCGCAAATTGCTGACCCGTCGTGGTCGCCATGATCAAGACAGCGTTACGGTCAAGGTGCCTGACCCGGCCTCATACCCATACACGCCGATATACCAGACTGTTTCTTCTGTGTTATCCACGGTCACATTTTCGTTTTCAGTTCCCCCGTTCTCCGAACTTCCATCGTTCACTGACGAATTTGGCCGCGAACCATATCTAACGAACAAATCCAGATCGGCTGTTAGGCCGGTTAAATCCACGGAAACAGATGTGACTGATGCGGACGCAAGAATTGCATAATATTTGTATTTTCCAACATCAACTGTAACACTTACGCCAATTCCGTCAGTAAGCGTTACTGGATCAGCGGAAAGCCCGACCATTTTCGTTCTGCGACCTGCTGAACCGCTTAACTGGCCGATGAGCAGCTTGCCAGCGTATCCAGACTGAGCAATCATTAGCGGGCTGTCGCCAGCAGTGCTGACAGATAGCGCGCTGCCAGAGGTGTTGTCGCAAGAGACGGTTGAGCCGTCAGTTTCAAAGGCTATGTTGTCGGTTTTGTTGGTATCAAAATTCTGCACCGAAAGCAGGAATTTGCCGTCTCCAAAGTAGCCCATATCTGCCGGGTATAAATCTTCAGTGGCCCCATCGTAGATGTCGAACGAATCTCCAAAGGTAGGCAAAAAGCCCGTAAGTTTACCGACTCTGACACGTATTTTGTAATCAGTTGTCAGGTAGGCAAAGGCGAATACTCCGTTTGTATCAATAGTAAGCGCAAGCGGCAGGCCGTCCGCGTCGATGCACTGGTACAAATTTACAGCAGCTCCGTTTGCAATAAGAATCCTCATGTCAGTTGCATACGGAGATACTATTCCAGACCTGCGTACAATCCACATTGCGCCTCCACCAGGAATCGCTCTCCCTTGCATCTGCCCCTGCTCCGACCCTGAATACCAAATTGTTCCGTTTGGGCCAAAAATATCATCGGCCTCAGACAAGTCTGACGTAATACCAGTTACATTTGATATATTGCAAACTTGCAACTTGTGCTTGTTGTAATCAGGAGGATATTGATTGCTTATCAAATACATCTTGCCAGCACTATGCAAGACGTTATCCCTAAAACCACCGGGTAAAGCAGTATTAACCCCGTTGAGATGATTGTCCGCCAATATTGACGACGAAAGCCCTGATGCTCCACAATCAGAAACAACAAAACCATACCCTTCATTGCCTGTCGTGTATCTTGCAAATTTATTGTTACCAATTGCACAGACTCCGTACGTGTCCGAACTGAGAGCATTGCTCCATCCTAAAGTATCCTCGGACAATGTCCCGTATGTTACGGTGCCATCCTCGGTAGCAGAACCAACTACCGTTTGTGCTCGTGGAAACTCACCACCAGGCCTTCTCGATCCAGCCCAGACAAATCTGTTTCCTTCGATTGCAAAAAACTGCCTGCTTTCATTTGCTTCGCCGAATACATCTCCCGTTTCAGTCGAAGTCCCAATGATTTGAGCTTCGAGTGCGAAATCAATTTCTTCCACCACCGGCTCCTCGCCCTCAAATTCATGCTCCTGTTTGCCGGTCACTGTCGGCACTGTATCCCGACCTTCAGCTCGGTGCAGCGTGACTTCTCCGGCAGGGCATTCTGCCAGTAGCCGGTAGCGCGGGATAAAGCCGGAAATCCCGGTGTAGTACGGAACCTTGAAATTTGTTTTCCGCCGCGCATCATCACCGGCGGCAATGGTGTAGCAGGCCACCTCGCCAGCCACGTCCTCCCAGCCGCTGCCGATTTCGCGCTGGAAGGTGAATTTAAGCTCCGCAGGCACCGTGCCGGTGTTTTCCACGCCGATGCTGCATTCGACGTGGTGAAGGACCGGCACGCCATCGACGATCTTGTCAGCGGGCCAAGTGCAGGTTGTTCCGTTGACGACGATCTGGGCAGAGGAAACGGTCTGAGGGGATGCTGTGATGTTGGGGATAATGAATGGCATTGTATTGTTTTTGTTATGGGTTATAAATTATGAAGAAAAATACTCAGCCTGCACATAACAAGACGGAGCCGTGTTGGCCGGGTCGATCAGACTGCTATGGACTTCCACTTCGCGGCCCGCAGTGACTGTTTTGCCAACCAGCCGGAGCTGCACCGCTGTGTCTGGGTCGATGCCGGTCGGTAAAACCGCGTCAAGTGCGAAAGTGAACCGCTCCTCCTGATCCTGCGCCGCGAATTCTTTGGTCGCTGTCTCGTCGGTAACGTCCGCCCATGCGCCATCGCCCATCTTGGTTTGGAGCTGGAAAGTACAGAGGCCGCCGCTTGCGCCGGTCGCCAGCAGGCTCAGAGAGGCATTGTAAATCAGACGGACATTGGGGTACCCTGCTGCCTTTGCCGGGATTGTGACTGTGGTGCCAAGCACCTCTTCATATGTCAACCCCAGCTCGTCCGCTGCCGGTGTGGACGGCGGGGCTGACCATATATATTCCTCAACCAGATAGGTAGAGACGCTGACTGTCGCGCCTGCGGCTGCGGAACCAGAAGCCTCAGCATTGGCAACTTCTGCGGCACCAGTCACTGTTACGCCTGCGACAACCGCACCGGCAGCATCTTCAGCGGCCTCGGCTGCGGCGGAAACTGTTGCTGCGGCAGCCGCAGTGCCACCCGTTTCAACTGCAATTTCACCCGCGCCAGCGACTGTTGCCCCTGCGGAAACAGCTCCGGCGGCCTCTTTAGCAGCAACCGCTGAACCAGAGACCGCGAGACTGGCAACGGCAGTCCCGGAAGTCTCAGCGGCGATCTCGCCGGAAGCTGCGACTGTAGCTCCTGCGGACGCTGCACCAGAGGCTTCCGCGCTGGCTATCTCTCCTGCGGCTGAAACCGTCGCGCCAGATACAACGCTGCCGCTGGCTTCGCTGGCTGCCTCAGCCGAAGCAGCGACAGTCGCGGCGCAAACCACAGTTGCCGTGGCTTCCAGCTCCATGCCTTGTTGGTACATGAACTCAGCATCAATACCTATAGTGGGGTCCAGGTCGCCTGCGTGCAGCGTGGCCCCGTGCGTCGCGTCGGAACGCTTCGCCACAAGGCGGTATTTGAGCGCGGTTCCGGCGGTCAGGCCGAGTGGAATTTGATCGTGGAAGGCAAAAGTGAGCTTGTCCTGTTCATCGACAGACATGGTGAAATCGGCAACCGCGCCGTCCATGTCATTCCAAACTTCAGGCTGCCCGTCCAGCTCTGTGGATTTTTGCAGTTTGAACAGAATTTGCGCACCGCTTGCGCCGGTGGCCGTGGTTTGGATAGAGGCTTCGTAGGCGAAGCGCACCCGCTGGCCTGCATGAGCATCAATGGCTGATTGCTTAGGGCCGAAAACGGTATTTTGAACCTCTGCGTAACTATCGGTCAACGATTGAGCTATACTGCCGGACGGGTTTTTCGACCAGAACATTTCTTCCTCATAAGTTTTTATTTTTACTGTCGCTCCTGCCGAGCAACTGCCGCTCGCCAGCTTTGCAATCTGTGCTGTGTCGTACCACTGTGTGCAAGCGCACTGTGTCAACGCTTTGATTGGGTCATTCGACAGCACGCCTGTGATCAGCCACCGCCGCCCGCTGATCTGTTCGACAAACATCGCATTGATGAGCGGGTCGTGGCTGATATTGCTCCAAGGAAACCCAATCAGCTTGTCGGCTTCATGGTATTTTTCTCGGTCAACTGATTTCGGATCAACTTCATACAGCAGACAGTCGAGTTCTTCCTCGTGCGTGACCGCCAGAATTTGCTGGCCTGCGATCTCCTGCCGGGCGAATTCGACGTAGCGGCACAGTGTGAGAGCGTCGCCTTTCTTGCGCGCTATCGGCCAATTCTTTGCTACCAGCCGCGCATATTTTGTCCCGGCACGCCTCATCCATCTTTTACGGCGTTATCACTGTGTACGGCTGATTTCCGCTGCTTCCAGCACTGCTGCTTCCCGTCCCCCCGCTCCAGTCACAACTGCATCCGGCCCGCGCAAGCCATGACTTGATCAAGTTGGTCACGCCGTCCGCGCTGGAGCCGGGTTGAAACTTAAACTTCACCGGCCCCGCCTCCAGCGCAGTTACTTCACTGCCGCTGATCTCCTCAATCTCTTCCAGCTTGCTGACCTGTAAGGCCAACTCGCATTGGGCATTCTTGACCATCTGTGGCACCGGCTCGGTTGCCGGGTCAAAGTCCAGCTTGCAGGCGGCGGTGATGCGATCAAAAGCCGCCCGCAGGCAGGCTTCACGCTTCTGGTCATCGTAACCAGCCCACATTTCAGCGGAAGGACGGCCCTCGTGGTAGGTGTTGGCCTCCAAGAGCGTGGCAAAGGTGTCGGTGCCTGGAGTTAAAGCCATTTTTTACTGCTCCAATGCGCAAGCAAGGCGTATTGTTTATCGTCACGAGTGAGGCTCATTTGTCTTTCAACCTTGCGGCTGCTGCTGCTGCTTTTGCCTCACGCTCTGCGAACCGGTTCACCTGTGCGGTCCTCATCGCTTTCCGCTCCGCGCTGTCCATTGTCGGCTTACGGTCGGCAAGCAGATTAGTGACAAGCATTTCAAGCGCGGACACCCTTTTTTCGAGCGCAGAGTTTTTCTCGGCTGTGGCCGGAGCCGGGGCATCAGCGGCTGTTTTATTCTCTCCCATTCCTTTGATCCTTAGTTGTTGTGGATTAGACAGGCAATCGTCACCAGCTTTCGGTCAACCTTCCTGTCCCAGCTCGCCGCCAGCGAAAGATTGGCGAGCCGCAGGGGTGTGCCGGACGGTATCAGGTTGCTGAAGCCATAAGGGTTTTGGCACATCGCCCAACGATAAAAATAGGTCTCTGCGCCTGCGCCTTGACCGGCAGCGTTCGTGGTTTCGATTGCTGTTTTCTGTGTGCGGGCAGGCAACGGAGCATCCGCGATGCCAATACCAGCCGGGCCAAGCACATAGGTGTAATATTCCTTCGCATTGACTCCATTTTCCACGGTCATGTCGTCGTCAATCACCAAGGCCATGTCACGATAGTAAGTCACGGGTGGCAGGCCAAGGACATTGCTCTCGACTGTTTTAAAACCGTTCGGGTCAATCTTCTTCAGATTCGTGACTGTCAGGGAGTGACAGGCGAGGGCTGAATACTTGTCTTGATGATCACCTGATGTCTGGAGGGTATCGAGTAGAGCCGCGTAGGAAGGCTTATTGGCAGCAACGGGCGCGGCTGAGTCTTGGTAAATATCAATCACCATGTCTCCGCTGTCGTTAAGCACGTTGTCAGCAATAACGCCCCGCAGCGCAGCCAGCAAATACTTCTGATCCCAAACCGTCTTGTAATTTGACAACTTGGTGGCGAGAAAGCCCGCTGGGTCTGCCTGTATTGCCATGCGCGCGACGAAATTTGCAATCAGCCAGCTTTTGGAGTGGTAGTAAATCCGAGCTGTACTGTCAACGCCAGAAAGAGTGCTTGCCACCGCCAAATCAGCCGGATCAGCATTCATTGGGTTAGGCTCAGATGTATAGTCAAGATCGGCGTTCCATGCCATCTTGACAGTATCCGTCTTTGCGGCGCAGGCGGTTGCGAGCAGGGAATCCTGAACGACAGCCCCGCTCTTGATGAATGCGTTTTTTTGGACGCTCATCTTTTCTGCGGCGGTGATGACGTTCGGCGCGGTGAGATAGTTGGTTAACTGGTCGCCCATTTCGTTTTCCTGAAATAAAAAAAAAAAAAAACGGGCGTTGATCAGAGGGGAAA